TTTACATCGCACTGTTTCGCTGTCCGAAGGGACTGGATGTCCGTAGAGGGATGAACCCTCAGCTCTGACACTGGCACACATCCATAAGGCATGAACTGGAGAGCCTTCGACATGAACAACTCTGGATAAGCACTTCCGGGCGTCTCCGGCGTGTCTGGTAGATTCGTTGGAATAATCTGCAAAAGATTGAAATCCAACGCGCACTTGTTGAAGACCTGAACGTCTATTTGACTTGAACCACTCGAAGAAGTGTTCAACTGCAATAAAACGTATATGGCAATATAACCTCCAATGGCTAACGGATCCGTCAACGGTGTGCTCGTGTAATGATACATGATCGGACGCTGATCGCACACTCCCTTCATCATCGCCTCCAAAGTCTTCGGATCTATGACCGTATACTCGAACATTGTGAACTGATTCGAGCCAGTAAGTTCCGCGGGATTTATGTTTGGCGGCAATCTGCACACAGCTATCGCACCCGCATGAAACCCAGTACCAGCCACTTTCACTTGGTAGTCTAGGCCCCCAACCCATATGTTGTACAATTTCGTCAGATATTGCAAGTTGATATGGGCTCGGCGTGGAGTAATAGCTGAACTCCACAACAAAGTTCCGGGTGGTTGTGTCGTCGTCCACGTAAAGTTTGTCAAGGCGACAAACTGATTGTAAAAATATGGATCGATAACGTTGATCACCCCAGCATGAGGGCTCGCCTCCTGCAACGTCGGCGCAGGAGGAGCCGCAATCGCAGAGAGGGGAATTGGTGTCTGATCCGTACCCGTAAACACAGCACCCGTCGCCCCCCCTTGCGATGGCATAGGTGGATTGTTTCCACCGTTGTCCGACATCTTTAGACTGTGAGAAAACTTTCTGACTCTCTAACGGTTGTTCATCCACGATCGAGACAGCATTGGCTAAGGCACGATTTCCATAATATTGAGACACAAAAGCTTCCCGAAATGGAATCGGTGCCTCATATGATTTCAAAGGAATGTTCCAAGCTGCGCACACACGCAACAAATGCAAACGCACCTTTATGTAAAGTGCAGGCGAATGCAAGGAACAATCATCCAAAACTGTACGCACTGCAGACACCAACTGAGAATCATGAGACGGGGCCTCATCACGAAAGAACTTGTGTTTCTTCGTACGGGTAGTCCAGTGCAACTGCTTCCCAATGGAAGACAACAAAAGAGGGCCCCGGAAGAAACCATTCTCAAAGACGAAACTCCTCTTCAAAAACTCCATGTCCAACAATTTCCTATCACCAACATCATCAGTCTTATCTGCCGGCGTAACCGTCAAACCCAACTTCGCCATCTCCTGTGAAAAAGAGAAAAAGTTAAACCATGAACGCACTGCTGGCAATATAGTGCAAATATTGTCATCACCATAAACAGCCAAGGTGACATGCTTATAAAAAGCATCAAAGGTGGCATTCTTTGGATCCTTCAACTGGGCCAACTTCATCCACGCATAAAGGTAATAAATCCACCCAACAAAAGAATTGTCTGTAGTGGTGCCAGGTTGTCCAGAAACATGACCCCCCGGTACCTGGACAATATACTCGTGAAATGTAATAAGAGGACCAACCAGATGCGCATAAAGCGTCTCTCTAGCCACGTCATCCTCCACACACCAATCAGGATCACACAATTGGTAAATCGCATTATGAATACGATAAAGTCTCTCCATAATAACCGCTGGTATGGTGGCATCGAAATTCTTGAAG